ATCACCAACTGCTAGATCTGGTATTCTATCAAAATCAAGAGTTACCACTTTATTTTTATAGCTAATATCTTCTGCAAAAAATTCTGCTTTTGTAAATCGATAAACTTGCCAAGATCTATCTTGGAAGGCACACCATACATAATCACCTTCTGTAAAAGTCGTAATATCTTTACCAATTAAATTACTTAATGAATCAACATTTGTGCTGACTTGCTCGTATTTTACGAATCCTGGAGTTCTTAGATAAGGTGTAAAAGATGTATTAACTGGCCACGGTGAATTATTATAACCTGATGGTTTAACATATATCTGATTTGGTGTTTGACGTATTACAAAATCAACCAACGTTTGATCCACGACATTTACTAACTCAAATGCCTGTGGGTTCGTTTTAAATAGCTGTTCATTTAAAGAAATTTCTATCTCATCAAATGCATCTGCTCCGCCGTACTGACCAACACGCACAGCCCATTCTTCATTGAAATCTATACTCTCTGCGTCATTAGCAGATAACACGTCAAATAATTTGTTCAATACATTTACTGAACCTTTTTCAGGAAGCATACCTTGGAAAAATTTATATTCACTTACATCATTTTTAATGATGTTTTCTAAATATTGTCTCTTTTGATATCCAATCAAATGTTGTGCAATTTTTTGTTGTTGTGAGTCAAAATTATCTGATTCTAAGTCATAAAAATCTGTAAACTGTTCTGCTTTATAATCCCAATTAGGTAATAGTTCTGATGTTGGTTTATTTGCTAATTTTACCCAATTGCTAGAATTAAATTCATCTACTCCTGGTAGGAACTTTTCAGCACTATAATAAAATTCTTTGTATTTTACAATGTCACCTAAATTATAATCTACCCAAGGTTCCCAATTTGAGATCTTTGCTTGATCAAAAATAAATCCTGGTATGTCAAATCCCCCGTACCAGTCAATAGTTTTATATCCTGAAACCTTAATTCTGTCTTGTTTATATCCGGCTGGTAAATTATAAATTGTATCATTAAACTGTGTAGTATTATCCAAAATCAATACATGTTCTTTTTGCACTAAAAATAATCCTGCGCCGTATATCCCGACGCCAGTAATTCGTGGACTAAAAGAAAATAAGTTATTTTCACGAGTATAATTTAAAAAGTTTTGATCAAATTTTAATCCATCAGCTTTAAAAATTTCATACTCATTAAATCTATCTCTGATGTCATCAATGACATTGTATGGAACATCCATTGACAATCCCAGTGCAGATGGACTTAGCGCAATAACACTAGCACCATCTTGAGATAAGCCATCTAATTTAATATATAATCCGGTTTGAAAAACACTACTAGTTTGATGGTCTCTAATAGATTTATAAAAGTCGCCGTTATACAATACCACTTGATCAGCAGTATATTCTGTTTGCTGATTCCATTCTTTATATTTTTGTTCTCCAGCACTCCAGTTTTGTGTAGTCCAGAATAAAAATTCTTTAACTGACGTTTCCCAGGATGCTACAGCTTTTAAATTAGTATTGTAGTCATCAAATACAAATCCTTGATCTTTTAAATATTCTCCATAGCCTTGAAGAAAATCTACAACTTCTTGAATTGAGCCGTAAGTTGTTCCATAATTTACAATATTAGGTACTCTATCCCATACTTTTCTTAAGTTAACAGTTCGTCCACCAATAATTGGTAGCACAGCTAATTTTTGATATAATGTAGAATCAAAGTTAGTTTGTGCTGTATGATTTGATTTTACCCTATAGTAAATATTATTATACTGTACAATATTACCAGCAATATACACTTGTCCTGATGTCCAGTCAGTATACGATTCACTGATGCCACCGACATTGATGTCATTGCCTGGTTGTACCCACGGATAATAATAAAAGAACGGTTGTGCTTGACTGTACCCCTTGACTTCATAACCTATACCAGATCTTGTCAACACCTTGGTAACAATTACCCCGCTATAATTTAATTTTTTAGTAGGTGAAGAAGTGTTTAAAAATATTGAATAATTTTCTTTAGGAACAAATACTCCAGAAATAGCTGACGGTGATTTACTATCTAAAATTAAATTTAATTTATCTTTACTTGTAAATCCGCCCAACCTATGGCTAAGATGATTATTAAGATACTGTAAATCATATTTGTATTCAGTTAAAGATTTTAAATTATCACTTAATATATAATCAACAATATAATTTATTAAACCAGCAGTTTGTATTCTTACATTCTCAGATGGCACTGACGGGATTACTAAATCTTCTAATTGTAATCGTAATCCAGTTTCTTTGTAGACTAATTGATTATTTTTATTTTTAATGATCCTAGATCTATCTAAACACGTTCCTAAAACTTTATTAGGTTGCATTAATGTTGCGGCCAGTACAAAACTAAATGGATAGAATGAACTTCTTTTCCATGCATTTTCTACTGGACTTAGATCTCCAAATACATAATCATCATTTGCACCTTGTAGATTTATAAACCCTTGAACAATATTGGCCGCAACTGGATTCAACAATACTCCGTTTTCGTCAACTGGCACTTGCGTTGCTAGTATAGGTCTGGCAAATTTTTCATTCCTGAATATCAGTTTGTTTGGCTCTCTAATAATGCCATCTTTTAAATCAGCCCACAACAAAAGATTATCGCTAGTATAGGGCGCTGGTCCATAAACGGTTTGCCACCATTTAGGTTCAATACTAAATCCTAAACTTTCCCATGGACAAATGTGTATTCTATCAGTGTCAAAAATCCAAGAATAAATTCCTCTCCAGTAGGCTGGAATATCTCTACCATCTGGGGCTGTGTTTTTTCTATAGTTATATGTGAATAGATTTTCTGGAGTGTAGGTTAACGGTTTTGTAAAATCTCTATCTATTAAAGTTGTCCACTGATAAAAGTTAGGTGCAAGAATTTGATTAAATTCACTTAGACTATAGGGCGTTTTTCTATTATACCCTGGAATAAAATCTAAAATGTCAAAAATTTCAGGGTTGTAATTAACTTTAATGTTATTAAAAATGCGTTTTTCAATATCAAGAATTAAATCATCTCTATAATCGTTGTAAGCTAAGACAATACTACCGTCGTGGCCTTGAATAACGTATTGTGGCGTTATAAGAGTTGTATCTAAATATTTTTTAGGTTCGTATTTTGGCCACATGCCAATTGACGTTGGTGTAGCTGGTATAAAACAACCGTCTGTACTTTCATATTCATATACTGTGATAACGTTGTTATCTTGTAACGCATACGTATCTGTAAATTCAACAAACCCAGTAGAATTAAAAGTATAATCGTTGCCATATAACACTTGCACACCATTTACATAAACATTGACTGCTTTATTAGATAATGTATCTAATGAAAAGATATCAGTTAACGGATAAGTTTTTATTCTATAGTCAACAACCGTATAGTCAGTTTTTGTTGCCGCGCCATAGCCAATCATATCACTGAAATAATATGGTGTTGATTTTGATTTATCTTTATTATGTTCAAAGAGTATGTTATCAACAAATGTTTTAACATCACTTGTTTGTTCTAAACTTGTTGCAAGGTTTACAAAGTTTCTTTTGAACTTTCCATACTCATCACGTGCCTGTTTTAATGCTTTAATAACATTTGCATTTTTAGATGTTAGGTGGTATAGGCCCACATTTAAAGGACCACTGTGTTGAACAAATTTTGTTCCGTAATGCGACAAATTTCCAAGATCTCTTAAATTGCCAGATCCTGGATATGATCCAATAAACGTTGATGTATTGTCAATAATACTATCCACATGGTCAATAGCTTCACCCAATGTAAAAGTATCAATGTTTTGATTTAACGGATTATTTTGGAAATTAATAGGAAATTCGTAATGCCCTCTTTGATTTTTATCTTGGCTACTAAAGCATTTTAATGTAACAACTGTGTCAACAGCCGCTGATGTAGTTAATACTACTTGTTTGTATTTAGATCCGTCGGTTAATGTCCACAATGATTTATCTAAGCGTTTTCCATCAATATATACTCTAACTTCTAAATCACTTAACTGTCCAATATCATCATATACATCTATAGGAAATGTTGTGCCACCAACATTTTTAAAAATTCTAATGACTGGCTGTACATTGCTTATTAAATTTTTTGTCCATCCGTTATCAAACGTATTTGTTGTTAAGTCAACAACGACTTTTAAAAATTTAGAATCAGTATTTGATGTAATAACATCAACGCCGTCTTTATAAGAAAAAGTATTTTGTAATAAATCAAAGTTAAAAACAATATCACCAATGTTATTGATATTTTTATATGTTAGTGGAAAACCTAACACAGTATCAGCAGTTCCTAAACCAACTTTATATGAAAATATTTTATTTCCACTAAAAGTTGAGCCTGGATATTTTGTAACATCAGAAATAGGTACTTCATCACTGTCGTATAAATCAAATAACGGTGACTGATTAACGCTGATTTTTTCCTGAGCAAGTTTCCATACTGTACCATCAAACCAGTAAGTTTTTCCTTGATTATAATTTCCAGATCTAATTAATACTGTTTGATATTCTACTGGATCAGTATCATCTTCTTCAACTAAATGAATTTGTCTGACTGGATTTTTACCAGCTTCATGAACTGTGATAAAATCAACTTTAAAAATTCTGTTGTTTGCCAATACATCTGTATCAGCAGTGAACAACACTCTGTGCCCTTGAACTAACGGAACATTATCAACAGTATAACCCAACGATCCTTCGATTGTTGAAAATACATCCTGTGTATAATTGTCAATCAAATCAACATCTGATTTCTTAACTGTACCAAAATTAAATAATTTAAGATTGGATTCAAATTCAATAATTGGTCTAGTAGCTCGTTGAGCTTGGTCTAGCACTGGATCTAATCCGTTAGCAGATGCACTTTTTGTAATAACGTCTTGATGAAACCATCTATTATATCGACTCCACGGGTTACCGTCAATATTTGATCTGTTGATTGTAATATAGTCTTTTTTGCCAGCATATGCAGTTGCATTACTAAAAGGCAATGTATCAAATCCGCCGTCATCAAATAAAACAGCAGTTGCTTGTGAATATCCAGTAACAATTTCTAAATCATTTTCAGGTATTAACTTAATCTCAGAGCCAACTCCTTCAACATAAAATGCACCTTTAGAATAAACAGCGGGGGTAACTTCTCCAGAAAAAGTAACTTTCATTCCGTTACTTAATTCTAATCCGCTTGCTAGTCTATAAGTTTTCTTTTTAATAACTTCTGCTTCAACATCAATAACTGTATTTTCTGTAATATCAAAAATTTCAAATACACCGCCTGTGTCAGCAGAATTTTCACTTACATAATACAGCACATTAGGAGAGTTTTCTGGAACAGTAAATGTAATCGTTCCCACTCCTACAGCATTTTTACTAACACCGGTTGTGTATCTAAACAACTCACCAGCAACACGTTGCGTTTTAATGCTAAATGGTTCTTGCAAACTATCAATCTCAAAATGATATGTTTGACCCCTATATAATTTAAGTGTGGGGTTTCGAGTTAGCCCGTTTGGTGTGAACAAAAATGCTCTATTATCGTCTTCATCAACAGCCACTACTTTATAAGTACTAATAACGGCTTTTTGTTGACCTGGGATATTAACAACATCAGGACCGTATGGTAACCAATAATATTGTTGGAAATTAACAAGTTTATCCCAGCTTACATGCGGGTTCCAACTGTAAAATTCTTGTTCGTTTAATTTTTTGTGATTTTTAGAAATGCCACCTAATACATCAACTGTATTAACATAGTCAATATAATCTTTAAAAAATGTAACATTGTCCAACTTGTCTTTTACAACCGCAGACGGTTCTAACTGATAATCTTGTCTATCAGTAGTCACTGCATCAATAAAAACATCAGTACCAGTTACAGCTTTGGCATTTTGTCTACCAACATAACCATTGAGTTTCTTAACTGTTCCAGACTGCGTTAGCTGATCTAATGTGGCTTGAATAAACTTTTTGTTAGACTCTGTTCTATAATATCTAGGAAGCAATCTTGCTGTTCGACGCTTTTCTCCCTTGTTAATAGGAAGGCCGTATTCGTTTTGTTCTTCAGCCATTAATAACTCCCGCTTTTACTTGTGATAGTTTGTTGTGACGATATTGTTGGCGTTGTAGATACCGTTCCCGTTGCTGAAATATTACTTGAGGTAATACCGGCAATAATTTCAATATCGTCAGTTGTTGCTCCGTTTATAAACACTTGATCTGACTCAGATCTAATTTCAAACAAGCTACCAAAACTTAAATTGCTCTGCCTAGGAACAATTAAAAAATTAACCAAGTAAGGTGCAGTACGATTCATAACGTATGCAGACAACTCAGAAAAGTAAAAACTGTCGCCAAACTCCCAATTTTCTAAAGCAAAAAATTCATTAATTGCTGACAGCACCCGTGATTTAATATCGTTATCACTGATTGGTTGTTCTGTATTTTTTATAATTTTAAATGATGCTCTCACATCTGTGGATGCCTTTGCGCCAAATAATACTTTGTATTTTACTGGATGGTAAACAATTTCATCACTAATTGCTTTAATTGGTGCCAGTAAAGGTGCTAAACTTAGTGACAGTTGGTCTGAACTTGATGGCAAGGGTTCCGTTGTTAAATTGCCGCTGATCCACTGTCTAAAAGAAGTGTCATATTCTTTTGTTAATACAAATAAATCAATAATGTTGCTTAGTCCTGGATCAATTCTTGTTTCATAATCTGCACTATGTACATATTGGAATTTAATATTATCTCTTCCTTGGAATACTTTATATGCAATCGATACATCTAATGTAGACAAAGATTTATTCAGTTGTTTAACAACGCCAGTATCTACAAAATAAAAATATTGACCGTTTGTATAGTTTGATAAACTGCCTATTGCAGTTTCTTTTGCAAACACTAGGACTTTGTCATCGTCATTAGTTACATAACGATAATCTTGTTGTCCCGTTGTAATGTCATATCTTTCTAAAACTATGTATTTTGTCAAGGGAGACACTGTTGTAGCAACAATTGATTCAAACACTTCAGGGTCATCAACAATTCCATCATCATTGCTGTCACTAAATGCTAGTTCAATTTTTTTAGTATCAACATATCCATCTAATCCAACAAACTCTTTGTTTATTTCCCATGTTAAATCGTAAGTAAAAGAAGATGTTGCATCAGGCTTGGTATTAATACCAAGGACTTTAATTTTGTCTTTTACAATACTGTTTGATCTGCTGTCATAGATTTTATTAGACGAATCATAATAAAATCTAATTTGTTGATTGCTTTCAAATATATAACGCAAACGTCTGCTGGTAACTGTATAAAACTCAGTATCTGTTGTAAACAATAACAGCCAACTAGAATCTAACTTTTGATTTGTATTATCGCCCTGTTTGCCTAAACTAAACAGGTCTTTGATGTTTAAATTACCTTCAAAAATAATTTTCCAAGTTTTTGTTACAATATCATAACGCAGTCCAAAAGGTTTATTTGCAAAAATCAACTCAATCATTGAGCTAATAACATTAGCATCAATAGTTGTGCGCCATTTAGGAATAATCTGAGATACAATAGCAGTTTCTGGAACTACTGTATTTAAAACGATAGGACCGCTGCCGTCATCTAATACACCTGTGCCGTCGTTTGTTCCGTCACCAACTACGCTTACAACCTTTGCCCATATAGTTTTTGTTAGATTAGCAGACTCAATAGCGGTAGTTATTAGAATATTATTATTGGCTCGATCAAAATATTTGCCAGTTGGAGCTTGGAATTTTACTAATGCTCCTGATTCAAAATATTGAAGATCAGTTGCCGCATAAATGCCTGTACGATATGCAGTTGCGTCTGTTGCATCACCAACATATCCAGTGCTTTCACTTGTATCAGAAGTCTTTTTAAACCAAACAATATTCAAACTGTCTGTTGCAATTTTAATAAATTTAGAATAATAATAATTTCTTAACGTTGTATCTTTCAAAATATCAATAACTTGATTGTAAATCACACCCTCAATGTCAGTTCTTGACAAATAGCTAAATCTAAAACTGTCTGAATATTCTTCTTTATACACAGCACCGTCATCGCCAAACAAGTTAGTGCTAGAATATTTTCCTGTAGGATCAACAAGATCAAAATAGCGGCTAATGCCACTGCTTGTTCTGTTGACAGCTTTAATTTTTACAACTTCTTGACTTACACTTAGGGGACTAATATTGTAGTCCTCTCCAGTAATCATTCTATTTTGTGTGTAATATGTTGCTGGGGCATTTTGTTTAATGCTTGTATTGCTTTCTGTTGCTGAACTGTTTGATACAGAAGTTTGCAATGCCATTGTGATTGTTAAAACTTCTGCTTGGCCAACATTAGACAAGTAAGGAATATCAATACTTACATTTCTAACGTCTTTGGGATTAATTGTATATGATAACGCATTGCTTACTCTATAGTAAGTTCTAAATGTTCCCAAAGGCAATGTACCAAATGTGCCGTCACTAAACGTTAAACTAACACGATCATTGGTACGTGTCACAACACCGTAGATATTTTTAATGTTCTTTTTAAGGCTATTGTAAATTATATTGTTGCCTTCAAAACTTGGAACTTTTGCCCATAGTTCACTTTCAACGCCAGTAGAGCCCAATCTATAAAGCCATACGTCATCATTGTTAATGTTATTTGCATCAATGTCAATAATCTCATTTGTGCTGGGCTGTGTAATTGTAAACGTACCAGTGTTTAAATTGCCTTGTTTAAAATGAAGAAAAAATCCGCTTGTTGGGCTTGCGGCACCGCGGCCGTCATCTCTATATAAAAATGATAAATTTTTACCTGCTTGAGGTGCGTCTTCAACTATTGTGCTTGACTCTTCAATGACTGTGCTGACTATTTCAAAATTCATGTTTCTGCCGTCAACAGTTTTTGTAAATCCGTAAACAGGAACGCCTGAATTGTAAGTTTGAAATCTGTATTGTTCAGTTGGTATTCCGTAGACCGATGCTTTGTCGTCAGGGCTACCAAATTGTCTAGATGCTGGGACGGAAGCATTGATTACTTTAATAAACTGATCATACCAATTAGTATTAGCAGGATCGTTCCAAACAACCACTTGACCAGCTAGATTTCTTCCGTTGCTGTCAATAACAGTTTGTGTTGTTGAAACGCTTTGAAACTTTAATAACCCGTTAGCTGATTTATTACGTTTGGCATTGTAACTTAGTAAACGTGCCAAACGTAATACACTTTCACGACGCTCTGCTAGCTCTAAAAAGTTTTCACGGGCATTTAAATCAACACGGAAAGCTATGCTTTGGCCCAAGAAAGCAATCATGTCTATTAGGGCAAGGTATTCGCTTGATTCAATATAATCGTTATAATCTTCTGGGTAATTTTCACGCAAATAACTAATCATTACCCTGCGTAAATTCTCAAAGTCGTAGCTTTGGAAATCAGCGTTGCGGAAACTTTGGTATACACGTTTCCAATCTTCTGCTACTAGTAATCTATTTTGTCTATCAGTTGAGGACATATCCGCTTCCTATATCATGTATATTTAGCGGATTTTATAATGTGCGTGTTTAATTAACCAATCCCGCGGCTTGGTCAAATCTAAATCTTAAACTTTCAGAAATGTTGTACGGCATGTACGTTAGCGTACATTCTATTTGAATTCCACTGTCATATGTTGTAAGAATAATTTCATCAGCACGTACCCTAGGATCATAGTTAATGATATCTTCAACATTTTTTGTGATTGCACTTTTAAGTTCTTCCGTCAAAGGTTCAAACAACAAGTCCCAAATGATAGTTCCAAATTCAGGATTTTGTAAGCGTTCGCCTTGTCTAACATGAAAGTGATTTAAAATATCTTGCTTAATCAAAGCTAGATCATATAGTGTATAGCTTTCGCTGTCTGCACTAATTGTACTAAACCCTCTATAAGTTCTTGGTAAAGGTGCTGAACTTTTAGGAGTTTTGCCTTTAATTGAAATCTTATCGTATAATCGTTGACTTAATGCCATCTAATATTTACTCCTCTGAACCCTTAATTTTAGCAAAGGTGTCTGTTGTTGTACTGTATTCGTTCCATCCAGTCGGCACTTCAATGTCACTGCCTGTTTCTCTATCAGTCATTTCAGGTTTAAAACTTAATGGATTTAAATTCTCATGATGCGGCCACGGTTCGTGACTTGGTATACGCAACATTATACTGTCAATTATTTCCTCTGTATTATCTGGATTAGCAAACGTAGTTAATGCTTCTACAACTTCTGCTTCTGCGGCTTCTGGACCATTCATATGTACTTGCGCCGCAGTTTCTAAATGGTTTCCTCCTGACTTAATATTGGTACTGCCTTCGGCTGTAAATTTATTGTCGCCGGCTGTGTTCATATTAATATCGCCAGTGGTTGTTATGCTGCCATTTTCACCTATTATTAAATTAAAATTTGTGCCCACTTCTGTTTGATATCTTTCAGCAGATTTAATATTGATGTTTCTGCCAGCTTCAAAGTTGATGTCCCTATCTGCATAGAAATTCATATCTTGTTTAGTATGCACACTAATACTGTCTTCAGCGTAGATGTCAATTTTGCCATCACTGCTTAATTCTATCCAGCTTGTTCCGCGGGCATTGCCAATATAAATTAAATCTTCACTATTGTGAAATAAGATTTGATGCCCTGTACGTGTACGTATTCTTACAAGTTCATTGTGAGGTATTGTTACATCACCATCAGTTTCGTCTTGCTCAACACTGGCATATTCTGGCGGGCCTTCACTTGCTGTGGTTTTACGCAGATATTTGTCGTCACCATCATCCATTACAAATGTAGTGCCACTTAATCTACTTACAAATGCTCCAGATATTTGATATTCTGCTTTACCAACTTTGCCTTTTTTAGCACCTTCTTGTTTGTCAATTGGTCCAGGTGTGCTAATACCAAACACGCTACTTGGTGTTTCTCTTCTAGCACTACTAGTTGTTATGCCTCGAATATCATCTTTTAAAAGACCTTGTTCACTTAATATTGCTGTAAAGGGATGTTGTGGTTTTTTATTTTTTGTACTATCTGAATTACCTGCATCAACAACACGTTTATTATATTCTGCAACAGGAACACGTTCTTCATCACCTTCAATATTAAAAGATGTGGCTGCTAGGCCAGGTGTCATGAAGTTTACGTTTTCATCTTGTACACAGCCCATCCAATAACCGTATCTAGGATCGCCGTCAATAAAAAATACAACCACAGTGCTACCAACATCGGGTGGAACTGCCCACCAT